AGCGAGCCGGGGCTTGATGCTGATCTCTTGACCGAGCAGAACTATAACCCGACTATGGAATTTGCGCTAGCGGGACCCCAGGAGCGCGTCGTGCCGCTGGCCGGAGTCGCCGTCCGACCACATCGCCGTGTGCGCGTCCTCGGCAGACATCAGGGCGGCGCCGGTGCCGAGCGTGTCCCGTTCGACGACCTCAAGGTGCTTTTCTGTAGGGAACCACGTCGTCAGCTCGCCGGAGACGTGACTGTAGCCGTCGCCCATCCAGTAGACGAAGTAGAAGCCGTCGATGATGACGTCGAGCTTGGGCATGATCCTGCGCGGCGGCTGGTCGTCAGGCCAAGCGGCGAGGATGTGCATGCCGCCGGAGCGCGTCCTGCGCACCTCGACCTTGCCCTCCGCGTCCGCCATGAACGCCTCCGCCCACGCCATCAGCCGCGCCTTGCGGTCCTCGTCGTCGGTGTGCCCGAAGTCGAGGTCGAAGCAAATCAGGTCGTTCTTTGGGCCGCAGGGGATCGCGACACCCGCCGCCCCGTGCAGCGAGAACATCGCCTCGATCTCGTCCGGGTTCGAGCTGGCCTTCGCGCGCCAGCCCTTGATGATCGGGCGCTTGTCCGCGCCGACCGGGAACACTGCTACGTCGAGGTCTTGCGCAACGCGCAATGCCTCCTGTATAACTAGCGTCATGAACGTCTCCTCATCCACGTTCTTCGGAAGCTGATCTCCGAGAGGCCCGCCCCCCCGGCGGGCCTCATCAGTTCTAGCCCACCCAACCACCACACGGCAAGCCGCTGCATCGTGTGCCCGAAACCCGCGCAGGCACAAGGCACAATCCTGTTGACGATTGTGAGCATCTCACTTACATAGGGGGTGGGCACCGCCGCCCTTCTGAGGAGACGACACCATGATCACGCACACGCACATCTTCTACACCGACGCGGCCAACGGCTGGTGCGAACAGCACCGCGATGCCGAGGGTAACCAGATCGGCGAGGCGTTCTACCACTACCGCAAGTCGGACGCGCTGGCGTCGGCCCGGCGCATGGGTGTCCCCGCCCACGTCTTCGGTAAAAACGGATTGCTTCAGCGGGTCGTGTGACCCGCCAAACTCAGAGGAGACACCACCATGACCAAGCAAGCCTACGCAGCCTTCGCCACCGAGCTGGCAGCCCTCGAGCAGCGCACTGGCCTTTATTTGGCAGACGAAAACGTCGACGCAGAAAACGCCATTGAAGCAGGTGCGGAGTACGGTAGCGATGAGTTCTGGGCCATCATGTTCGACAACGCTCAGATGAACGCAGGCATTCGCGCCGAGGCCGCTGGCCATGACATCAACGCCCTAATCGGGCGCACGGTCTATTAATCTTCAGCACGCCACAGGAGACACCGTCATGGACATCAACCTGATCCCGCTCGCCGCCCGCTTCGAGGGCCACCGCGGCACCCAGTACGCCCGCATCGCCCGCACCGAGCGCGAGCAGGTCGCCCGCGCCTCCGCCGCCTTCGGCGTCTTCGATGCCAAGGGCCGCGAGATCGGCCACAGCTACAGCATCGACCGCGAGTTCCACGTCATCGACGCCGACGCCAACCTGCTGTGCGAGCTCGACCGCCTCGACCTGCGGCTGGAGGAAAGCTTCATCGTCTACCCGCATGGCCTGCGCAACGGCGCCAAATTCGGCGCGCTGCCGGTCGCCAGCTTCAAGCGGTTCAAGACGATGGCCGAGGCCCGCGCCTACGCCGAGAAGGTCATGACCCGCGCCCGCAAGGCGGCAGCGAAGAAGGCCTTGGCGTAAGCCGGGGCCACCCCACCAACGAGGAGACGACAAATGATTTACCGGATTTCGTTCATCCTGCTCTTCACCATCGGCGGCATGATCGCCGGGATCCACGCCGCCCTCGGCGCGGGTGCCCCGGGCGCGCTGGCCGTCTTCCTCGGCGCCATCGTCAGCGCCGCCGGGGCCATCACCGCCTGCTCGATCATCGACTGGCTCGACAACCGAGATTGACACAGTGAGGTGCTGACCCTACACCGGGGTCAGAGTCCGCAGTTTGCAGCATAGAGAGAGATCAGCATGACCATCACCCTCTTCCCCCATCAGGAGCGCGGCGCGAGCTTCCTCGCCAGCGGTCCCGGCACCAAGGGCCTGTTCTTCGGGATGGGCACCGGCAAGACCATCACCAGCATCGAGGCGTTCAAGCGCAGCATCGCGAACCGCGTCCTCGTGATCGCGCCGCCGATCGCCCTGCCCATGTGGCAGCGCGAGATCGAGGCGCACGCCGAGACCAAGGCGGCCATCCTCAAGACCGGCCGCACCAAGCTACCGGCCGTCCGTGCGTTGGTCGTCAGCTACGCCATCGCCGCCAGCCGCAAGGACGAGCTGCGCGACTGGCTCGCGATGGATGTCTCAGCCCTGATCTGCGACGAGAGCCACGCGCTGAAGAGCCACACCGCGCAGCGCACCAAGGCGGTGCTGGGCGCGATGGGCATCGTCTCCGGCGCGTGCTACAGCTGGATGCTGACCGGCACCCCGATCACGCGCTGGAACGACGACATGTACCCGTTCCTGTGCCGCGCCGACACGCAGGGCATGAAGCAGCGGCTCGGCGGCACCGAGAAGATCAAGTTCGACCTGCGCTACACGGTGAAGCAGCGGCGCCAGTTCCCGGGCGCGCGCTGGCCGGTCGAGATGGTGGTCGGCAACCAGAACACGGCGGAACTGGCCGACTGGGTCTACAAGGGCGACCAGCCGCTGGCGCTGCGCGTCGACCTCGCCGAGGTCTTCGCCAGCATGCCGCCGCTGACCACGAACCGCTACGACATCAAGCTGGACGCGGACGCCGAGCTGAAGGCGCAGCTCGAGGATCTCGAGAAGGCGACGCTGGCGGACCTGCAGCAGCAGCTGCAGGCCAAGGAGCCTGCGCTGGCGACGATCCGCCGCCGGATCGGGATGGCGAAGGTCAAGGCCGCCGTTGCCGAGATCGCGGAGCGTGTCGAGAGCGGCCAGAACGTGCTGGTCGGCGCGTGGCACACCGAGGTGATCGACGCGCTGGCCATCGCCCTGCGCGGCAAGGGCTACACCGCCGACGTGATCGACGGCCGCTGCAGCTCCATGCGCAAAGAGGCGTCGCAGCTCCGCTGGAACAAGGGAGAGACGCAGGCGCTGATCTGCCAGATCGCCGCGGCCGGTGTCAGCCTGAACCTGCAGCACGGCGGCACGCAGATCGTCGTCGTCGAGGAGGACTGGTCGCCGTCGATCATGGATCAGTTCTACGCCCGGCTCTGGCGGTACGGCCAGCAGCAGCACGTCCACGTCGACATCCTGACGTCGGCGAACAAGCTGGACAAGGCGCTGGGCCGCATCTCGCGGACCAAGGAGCGCGAGCACGAGAGGTTCAACGCAGTCGGACGGGAGGTCAGCTAATGCCGACGATATTCAAATGGGCCATCAGGCAGCAGAGCACGGGCTACTACATGCCGGCCGCCAAGGGGCGGCACGGCACCGGCGGCACCGAGCTCGAGCCCGGGCCGACGAAGACGCCGCGCCTGTTCGACACCGAGCGCGCCGCCAAGATCGCCCTGACCTATTGGCTGCAGGGCAAGGCCGTCACGGACGAGGCTGGCGTGTCCGGCTTCGCCCGGGTCCGCGGCCGCAACCCCAACGACATGGCCGTGGTGTCTGTAAGGATCGAAATGCCATGACCGAGGAACACGATCAGCAGGCGATGGACGACCTCGTCTACCACACGCTGGTGCAGCTGGGGCTGAATTGCAAAGCGCTGCAGCTCTGCCAGTTCTGCACCGGCCTGACACTCGTCACGCGGATGGCGGAGTCGATGGTCAAGCACGCGAGCGGAGATGAGATCGAGCTGGCACGGGCGGCCTACGCCGCCGAGACATTTGACGCGCTGGGACTGCGCATCTTGGAGGAGGTACAGAAGCATGATTCGTGAAGCCATTCTGAGGGGTGCGGACGCGTACGACGCGCGCCGCGCATTCGACGAGAACGAGCGGGCGGAGGTGATGAACGCCTCGGAGGCCCTGACCTGCATCCGCAAGCAGTGGTACAGCAAGAACGGGGCCATCGCCGACAAGCCGCAGGACTGGGGTTATGCCCGGCGCGGCACCCACGGCGAGCGGTACATCGTCGAGCGGCTCCGCTTGGCGAACGTGCCCATGCTGTTCACCGGCGACGATCAGGTCCGCATCGTGGACGACGAGCTGCAGATCGCCTGCACGCCGGACGGTCTCGTCATGATCGACGACTGCTGGTACGCAGCCGAGTTCAAGACCGTCGACCCGCGCACCAACAAGACGAACCTGCCAAAGGAAGAGCACGTCCGTCAGGTCCAGATCGCGGCGGCGATGTTCGACCGGCACCGGGACGAGTTCCCTGAGCTTGGAGAGGCGGCGTTCGCAGGGTGCCTGCTGATCTACATGGACGCGTCGAACTACAACGACATCCTCGAGTTCAAGCTGCCGCTCAAGCCGCGCATCCTCGACCAGCTCAAGGGCCGCGCGGCGCGCCTGATGAAGGTCAAGGATCCGGCACGCCTGCCGCGCGAAGGCAAGGAAGCCGGAGGCCGCGAGTGCCAGCAGCGCTGCTCGTTCAACAAGGTCTGCGGCATCGCTGGTGCAGGGACCAGCACCGCGCAGGGCCGCGCAGGCGGCGCTGACGTGGCCAAGCAGGTCGAGGAATACCTGCTGGGCAAGTCGATTGAGCAGGACGGCAAGGCGCGCAAGGACGCCGCCGCCGAACTGATCAAGGCGCAGCTCAAGAAATCCGGTGCCGCCGCTGTCGAGGTCGACGGCGTCACCGTGTCGCTCTCCCAGCGCGCGGGGAGCGTCGCCTACGCCAAGGTGGTGAAAGAGCACTGCCAAGGCATCGACCTCGAACCCTACCGCGGTGCGCCTTCCGAGGTGCTCACCGTCAAGTGAAGCCCTGCAGCATGAGAGGAAAGCAGATGGCAGAGGAACAGAAGAGCGGCGCGCTGGCGCTGTGGGCAACCGGGGCCGGTGTCCCCGAAGACAAGGCGAAGATCGCGCAGGCGCTTCTTGAGACCGCAGGCGCTGCGTCGACCGGAAACGGAGACGCGGTTTACCTGAGCTACTCCGGCAAGCTGGACCGCTACGCGCTGGGCCGCGACAAGACGCAGCCAGATCCGGATGCGCTGTACGTCGTCGAGCCGAAGAGCGTGGTCGAGGGCTGGACCTGCTGGAAGGGCGGTACGGTCGCCGAGAAGCACCAGTGGAGCGCCTTTGAGCGCCGCACGAACGCGATCCCGCAGCACGAGCTTCGTGACCACGGCCCCTACGGCGACGGCGAGGGCTGGAACCCTATGATGGGCTTTTCGCTGTTCGACATCGACGACCCTGCGCAGGAGATCAAGTTCTCCACCACGTCGGTCTCGGGCCTGAACGTGGTGGCGGATCTGGTCAAGAAGATGTCGCTCCGCCTCATGAACGACGAGCCGGAGATCCCGGTCATTCGGCTGTCGTCCGAGAAGTTCAAGGCGAAGGGCCAGACGAACTTCAAGCCTAAGTTCGTTGATGTTGGTTGGGTCACCCGGGAGGAGGTCGCCCGCTTCATCGAGCTGGGCGACGACGGCGACGTGGACGACCTGCTCAGCGGTGCTTACCTCGAAGAGCAGGCAGCGCCGGAGCCCGAGCCGGACCATTCGAACTCAGAGGAGGGCGATCGGCCCGTTTCAACGCTCATTGTGTGACACATGGCCGACGAAGGCGTCGATATTGGCGAGCTTATT